TCTCACTTCCGTGAGAGGGTGCAGTTTAATGCGGTTGTATGCTTACGCATACTACAGACCTTCAAGAAGGTCAGGGCGGGCACGAAGTGCCTGCAGCTGCTCTTGGGCAGCAAACCTTGCTACGAGATGGTAGCAATGAAGGATGACCTTGACGACAGGGTCACCCATTAGCTCTCCACGTGTGGTGAAGTAGCAGCTGAGAACTTTGTTCTCATCCATCTCCTCGACTTGTCGAGGAGCACATAGGGCAAACATTGACGTTTGCCTATACCATGTTGGCATTCCAACATTATAACATAGGCGATTACACATCGCCTGTGCTACTGCGTGATCGCAGTAGTTCGTGGCTTGTTCCCAATCGGTTGAGAACAAGAATATATCTTTGTCACCAAAGATAAAATTCGCAGCAGGATTCTTGTGCGAAAGACGCTTGAAGAAATTCCAAGCGTGGTTTGCGGCCCCGACACCAGATCGGGACGACGGAATTACTGTTAGATACTCTAACAGTATGTGTGACATGACATGCAAAAGCATGGCATGGGCTAGGTGCGACACTGTGATCGCACGGTACTTCCCCAGTTCTGCAACTAGGGACACTCTGACAGACATAACGTTTCTGTCATATATGGTTTGCCTGTCGGCAAACTGATTGCAAGCCCAATGGAAGAGGCACTCGCCTGTTCCATCCTTGCCGGGCTGCAGTATCCTCCCGGTAGGGAGGCCTGTTTCCAGATTTAACTCTGGAATTTCTGGGTTTGAAACCAGAATCTTTCTGGCAGCTTCAAGCTTGCCACCAGATGCGGTGTTCGTAAAGAACTCCCCACTATCACTAAGTGATATCTTGGCCTTGTTTATAACAGAGGACCAGAAACGGGCTGAATTTCCCTCAGCTCCAATAGATTCCACCACTTCCTGGTGGATCGAATCTACACCGGCAGCGATGTAGTGTTTCATCCGTGTGTAAACGGATGGATCTGGAGGCTCCGTCAGAACCTCCTTTATTTCCTGAAGTGTCTTCAGGAAAACTTGTCGAGGGGGGACCCCCGATGCTCGAGTCTGGCTCAAAAGAGCAACTCTATACATATCGATAGGAGTTTTCCTATCGGACATAAAGTCAGTGATGACTTTGAAGAAAGACATCTCTCGCGGGATGTCAATGGAACTGATGTTCCCCACAGGGTTGAAACCCTGTTCCTTGATTGCCTTACGCAACCGTTTTACCTTCTCGTAAGCAGAAGGCGTCTCGGGAATTTCATCCCGAAAGTAGTCAGGCAAAAGCTGACAAATCAGGCAGTTGATCACCTGATCAATTCTGGACCAAACCAGAAACTCTTCCCATTCTGGGAAGCCCAAGACGAGCTGCATGACCAGCCCGTCGACAGTAGCTAAGATTGTCCTTAGCTTGTGAACCCCGCTAGGGGACACCTTCATGTTCACAAGATTGTGAACACCCTGAGGCCCTGAAAAGGACCTCATTCCAGCGAGCAATCTCAAGACTGCCACGCCATTCGGATTCCACCTTCCGGTGGAATCTTTCCGGATTAGTCTCCGGAACCAGTATGTCCCTTTGTAAAGGACAGTTTGAGCGTGCCAAATACTTGGCAGCTCGTGAAAATGGACTCGTTTGTCGAGCCCAGTGATTTCCCTCGAGAGTTTTGACTCCCAGAGGTTCTGTGCGTCCCAGCAGATCTTAATCTGCGGGACAGGATCGTCCGCGCGAATGCACGGACCAAGCACTTCCTTGCAGAAGTGGAAAAGTTCCTTGTGTTCTAAGCCACAAGGACAGTCCCTCTTTTGACGGAGGGTTGAAGTGCACGGAAATGACGCCGTGCTTAAAGTGTGGTCTTTCAAAGACCATACCATTATTGCTAATGGCAATGTACGTAAAGGGAAACACGATTTCTCTAAGGATGTTTACGTGAAACTCGTACTCACTACTCCGA